GGTATTGCCATATTCCGCCCCTATTCGCTTTATCGGCGTTTATATCATAATCCGATAAAGTAAAATATTTATTGATTTGTTGGAAATGGTAAGCACCATCCCAATATAAAAATCTAGCCAAAAAGGTTTTATTAATTTCTTTTAAGACTGCAAAGGGGTTAATAAACTGATTATTTCCGTTACTATCTTGCTTGGTAAATAAGCTATGGTCAAAGCGAGTATTATCTAATATATCCGCTCCGCTGGCGTGGCTATCTTCTACCCACTCTAAAGCCTTAGTAATCGTCGTTCCTGCCAAACTAGATAAACCAATTTGACTAACGATATTATTTAAATGTTCTGTTATCGTCGCTTTGCCCGAATAGGCATTACCCGCATTATTATAGTCTAAGCTTTTTAATCTTGCCAATCCATCTACCGCCGATATTCCGAAGGAAAAAGGATAAGACATATTTTCTTTTTGGACGGAATCGGTAATAATATAGCCGACAAATTTAGTAGTACTGCCTTTTTTGAAAACGATATTAAAACGGCTCTCGTTTGCGCCTATCAAATCAGTTATAAAACTTTCTTGGGTCGCATTTTTAATAAGAATTGTAATATTTAAAGTAGCGGTGATTATTTCGTTTAGCCGACTTTGCCCCGCTGCATTAAAATTCAAGGATAAATTTTCGGCGCTAAAAAAGATAGAAGTACCTGTAAAATCCGTGTCATGGATTTCTATACTATAATCAACCTTTTCGTAAGATTGAACCGTTGTATGTAGTCTTTTACCCATTTATATTGTACCTAATCTTCTTTGGTAATTCTTCTCGTTTTCTAAGAAAAAGAACATATCCCTACCCGAAATTTTCGCCACCAGTTTTTGACCACCGCCGCCGCCTATTCCATCTTTCCCAAATGCTTTTCTAAAGATACCTGGTAATGTATTCGCTGGCGTTACGACTTCTGGGTTACTTCTAGCATTTACGTTGTCGCCAATGGTTGCCAATGTTTCGCCGTAGGCAGCGCCACCTTTGGCTAATTTTGGTGGTTTAATTTTATTAATCAACCCTTTGAATAATCCCGACGCCAAACCACCCGCCGCCGCTCCTGCCGCAATATTGAAAGGAAACGGGACTTTCGTTAAGGCGTTGGCTACTGCGGAGGCTACCCCCTGTTTTATGAGTCCACCAATTACGCTACTAATGGCGTCCAAAACGCCACTAGCAAAACTTTTAAAATCTGTTACACTTTGCGCTAAATTATCCCCTATCGCTGTACCAATATCCAGTATAGCAGATTCTAAAGGCGTAAAGTTTTCTAGCATCTCTTTAGTTATTTGACCTACTAAAGTTATCTTTTCGCCCATTCCGCTAAAGGCAGTAGTAACCGCTTCTATATGTGTTTTGAATTTTAATAAGCCTTCACTTTCCGTTAGTCGATTTATAACCGACTCCATTCCGTTAGATTCCACGGCGATTGGCTGCCCAAAAGTGGCGATTGACTGAGGCATTGCTACTTTTGAGTTTTTAGTTTTTCCTGTTTTGGAGCATTCCATGTTTTGAGAAGATAGCGCCTTAAGGGTTTCGACTTGGATAGATAGCGCCTTAATGGTTTCGGCTTGGATAGATAGCGCCTTAATGGTTTCGGCTTGGATAGCCGCCGCCTCGGCTGCTATTGAGTTTTTAGTTTTTCCTGTTTTGGAGCTTCCCATGTTTTGAGAATTAACTGGTAAACTAGGAATAGATACCGCCCCCTCGGCTGCTATTTGAGTTTTATAGCCTTCTAAAAACGCTGTGCCTAATCTAGCACCCGCCACCGCAAAACCCGTTAAGGGGTTAAGTTGCATAAATGCGGCTTGAAACTTTTTACCCGCATCCTTAAAATTCCCTTCTACCAAATCACTAAACCCACCTATTAGATTTCCAAAAGTATCTTTGATAATCGCCCCGAACTCATAAAACACACTTACTAAACCAGCAATTGCCGCCCTAAATCGTTGTGATTTATTATATGCAATCGCTAAACCTGTAGCGACCGCCGCCAATGCTGCGACCATAAACCCAATAGGGTTAGCTGCCATTGCAACGGTTAACCCTTTCATCGAAAAGGAAAACTTAAGGGTTGCTATTCGTAAAGCGGTCGTAATGCCTAACCATGTTTTATATCCAGAAATAGCCAAAGAAATAATTTTCAAAGCTGGGCCAATAGCCGCCGCAAAAAGTGCAATCTGTATAATATTCTTTTTAGTGGAAATGGAAAGGGCATCAAACCGTTTAAACAGGTTGGTTATTTTTCCGACAAAAACAGTTAATGTAGGAAGTACCGCCCCGCCGACCGTTTCCATCATATCCCCCATCGAGTTATTAAATTGTTTTATGGGTCCTAAACCCGCTTTTGCGGCTGCAGCTGCACTACCACCAAATTGTTTTTCTAGTTCGCTTAAGATAATATTTTGTGCCGCTGCTGTTTTTCCAGTTTCTACCAATGATTTAATCATTAGTTTCTGTGATTTTGAAAATTGGATGCCACTTTTTGCCAATGCCGTTACCCCTTTTATGGGGTCATTTAAGGCTTTACCAACTTGCAATGCCGAACTTTTCAAGTCCGTACCTAATCGGACGGACATATCCAAAATAGCCTGTTGCGCCCTGGGGAATTGTTCGTTAGCTACATTCGTAAAGGTGAGTAAATTAGCGGTTACTTTTTGTAATATTTCTTCATCGCCAATAGTGGATAGATTTTGCAAATCGCTTGCCATCACTTGTAATGCCTCTGAGGTGTGACCCGCTACGCCATTCGTCGATTTTAAACCCGCTTCGACCTGTGCGATGCTTTGCGCCTGTTTGTCGAATAGATTAATACTTTGCGCCAAAAAACCAGCTACGGGTATAGTTACTGCTGCGGTCATTTGATTACCGTAATCGCTGAATTTTCGAGCCGACCGCCTTAATGATTTTTCCGAAGCCCGTAACCCTTTTTGTAGCTGCTTAATTTCTGCGCCTATCCTAACGTTAATATCTGCTATAGCCATTAAGGGTTATTTTTTGCGTGGTTATCAAATGCGTTTTCTAATCGCTCAATTATAGCTGGGTCTATTTTTTCTTTTTCCTCGAGGGTTTCTTTTTCCCATTCAAAAAGGATTAAATCGGTTGGTCGTTTTAGTTTATCTTCAATCTGAATATTAATCAACTGCCACGTTGCCCACCTTGTCCTATTCCATTCCGATTTTTCCCGCTCTAGCTGTAATTGTTGAAATCCTTCTAAAGCTAATTGGAAAGTATAAGGGGTATGGTTGTCAAATTCTTCTTGGGTCATTCTCAATTGACCAAAAGCGATTTTTTGCAGTTCTTCCCACGGGCATGGGTCACTGCTTGTTACTTTTTTTCTTCTTCTGGTTCTGATTTAAAAATAGGAATAGCAAAAAATTCTTCTTGGGTCATATCGTCCACCCATTCCCTTACATCATCCTTTGTAATCGTAAATTCTTCTTTTTCTGCTTTATATCCTGCCTCTAAGGCATAGAATAATTTAGTTTCAAATACCTTGAAAGTAGATTCAATTCCTTTCTCTATCAACTTCCCTAATTCTTCTTCTTTCTTGATACCAAGATCACTAAACATTTTTCTAGTAACTCCATTTGTGACCCGTAGCGGGCGAACTTCGCCGCCTATTTCTGCTTTTTCAACCATGTTAAATTTGCTAATTTTTTTATTAAAAATATAAAGGCATAATTCCATAAAACTTTATAGTATTATGCCTTTATTTTATTAAGCGACTGTTGCCTCTGTAACTGCCCCATCTACTTCTAACGTGCCCGAATAGGTCACGTTTTCATCTGCGCCGCCGCTACTGATTTCTAAATTAGCAATATAACAAGACGCAGAAAAAAACTTTTCGCCTGTCACTTCTGTAGAAAATTTTGCAGTAACAGCCGTTCCCGCTATAAACTTAGCCCATAATTCAGATACCCCATTTATTGACGAAAAATCGTGCATTGCAGAAAAGGAAAAGGAAGCCGTAAACAAAGCAGGACAAACCGACCTATTGCCGCCACTGTCCTTGTTGGTCGTGTCTCGCATTTCTCTAGTTGCGGAAAAAGAGGCATCGGTTAATTTGCTAATAGCCACCGAACCGTCGTATAATTTAAGCGTTGATGAATTAGTTACACCAGCCATAATTTTTCAATTTATTAGGTTAATAATTTATTTTATTCAAAATACCTTTCGGTTATTTTTTCTTTTTCTTCGTAGCGTGTTCTATTAATGCGGGTGTAACGACTACCCCTTCCCGCAACTTAATTGCATTTCCTTTTTTGATTTGTTCGTTGGCAAAATTATTCGTAAAATGCCCCTCGCTTCCAGTTTTTAAGGTTTTATTTAATTCTTTAACCTCCGTATCTTTTATAAATAATAATCGCATGGTTATTTATTTTCTCTAATAAAATAATCGCTAGAAATCCGATAAACTTCTTGGTCGTTATCGTAGCCCTCGCTTTCTCTTTCAAAATAAATGCTGTCTATGATATGCCCCGCTATTGTTCCGTTTTGTCCTTCTAAGGCTAGTCTAATCTTATCGTTAATATTTCCAGCTTCTTCATGTCCTTTAGCATAAACATCTATTTGAAACCTTGATACGTCCAATACTGAAGGCATATCTTTGGTATTGGTCGGCACTTTGGAAGTAAGCGTATAAACAATTAAAGGGTAATCGGTATTTAATGGGGCTGCTTGCGGAAAAATGCGAGTACTAACTAAATTGGTTACCTCCGTTGAAATAGAAAGTCTGTTATATATTACTGCATTAATCATACTTTATTCTTTTTCTTAAAGCTGTTTATTTTAGCCGTGACTCCTTTTATTATCAATCGTTTGACCTGTTCTTTAGTCGTATCAACTGCATTTCTCATAAACCCTTTAGAATCATGGTCACTAAAATGTACCGTTCCAAACTCCAAAAAATGGGCATACCAGCCATCGACTTTTGAGTCATCCCCGCCAAATGTGCCTTTATAATTTCGCTTCGCTAATTTAGGGCCTACAAAAACACTAGCAGACTTCTTAAATGTTAATATCTTGATAGACTTCTTTAAGTTACCAGGCAAATAGGTTGCTATAATAGTACCCTTTCCTGCGGGTGCTTTTATGCTATTATCTACTTTCCCCGTACTGTATCTATGGACTGGTTTATTTGTATTCTTAATATTGTTTTTAGCAGCATTTACTAATGGTTTCGTTGCTTTCCGCAATATCTTTTTTCGTTCTTTGACCTGTAACTCTTTCGGTAATTCCCGTAACTTTTTAAGGGCTGCTTTTACTTCTTTAGTTAGTTTTAATTCTGCTTTTGTTGCCATTACTCCCTAAATTCTGTGATTAATTCTTGATAATGCCGCCGCCCTTTTTCATTAATTTGTATAATATCATGAACAATAGTATTATAAACAATTCTCATTTTTTGGGTCACTCCCGCATTATACCGAATCGTAAAAACAACTTTGGATAAGTCGGTTTCCCTACCCGCTTTTAAAGCTTCGCTACCGCCGCCGTCCATCTTCGCCGCCCTAACGGTGGCATAAGTGGACCAGGTTAAAACCTCCTGCCCTGTTGCGCCCTTTGTGATAGTTCCCTGTTCAATAGTAATTTCCCTATCCAACTTTATCACCTTATCCCGTCTCCGCCTCATATCCATTCAATTTTATAAAATGACAAAGCCCGTTCAAAAGCCGTAATTTTCTGACTTGGTGGATTCCCCACATTATCAAACGCCTCTCGCATCCAAAAAATCATAGCTTGTTTGACTACTGCAGGAACTTTCGCTATATCTGTCCATCCTGCCACATATTCAATAACTACATTACTTCCTACCTCAATAGTGGGGTGACTTTTGTCACTCTTAAGTTGTAATCTTGCGGGTTCGATGATATTATTAAGCCTGTAGCTTAATAATACCGCCGCCGCATCCAAAACAACTTCCGCCCCTGCCTCGTCCGTATAAGTAATAGAAACAATCGATTGTACTTGATTCTTAGCTAACACAAATTCGCCCTTTGGCGTCATTTTGCAAATAGTGGGGAAACTTTCAAAGGACTGTTTTACCGTTTGTGTAAAAAAAGCCCGATTGGTGTAATTTTCGG